CAACTATGAAGTTATCCGTATTGAATCTGTTGTCACACACATCAAGTGTGACCGCTGATGGTAAAGGCGTTAATTCCGGCACGGCTACTACCGTCCCCATTAGGCTTGGCAGCCTTAAGGTGGACAGGTGGTCCCGTGCTTTCGTTCATGATAGTGTACATGTCATCGTTCGTCTGTCTTCCCTCTATGGCTTTGATGCCAAGTCTTACGACTCGAGGAAGACAATCGATCATTGGCTTCGTCTCGCCACCCACTGCTCAGCAATGAAACTTGTGAAATACAAGCTCGCTGCGTTTTACAGCCAGTGGAAGGGACAAAAGCTACCCCCCTGCCCCTTTGACAAGGAGCTCGACAATCCTGGTGTCATCCTTGGAGGAACAGCTTACCGCTGGCTCCGTCGGATGTCTTTCCGGGAGAAGGCGCATCTTCGCTTCGATTCGTACTTGACTTCTGTCTTGTACTCAAAGAAGGGGATGCCCCGTGCCGATGAAGCTATGCTGCTTGCAGCCGAGAAGGACACACTTCAGTCGTTGACTGAGGAGCGTAGCCTTCCAGGGTATACAGTTTTGCTTCCATGGGGGGAGGTGAGAGATCAAATGCCGTTTGAGCCTGTGCTCAGCCTTGAAACTGCTATTCAGCAGATTGATAGGACTGTGCGTGAGCTTTATGACGGCCAGCAGATGACTGAGGAAGACTGGATGAAACCATTCTTTCCCAGTACTTCAGCAAACTACATCCTAAGTCGTTCTAACGCAGGTGCAGTTGCTGTAGTGGCTCAGACCATTCAAGATCTGGGCCTTTCTACTGATGAAGATCTCTTTACCGTGATCGATGCTGACGATGTGCTTTCTAAACGTAGTTCTGTTCTTGTTGATGATACACCCCTTCGACTTCGTTGGTCGACGGTGATGCGGGAGCTTGGGCGTCGCGCTGTTTCTGAGAGACCTCTTGCCGTGCCAAAAGCACTGGCTGAGTCCCTTAAGATTCGCGTGATTACCAAAGGTCCGCCTTATCTCAACACTTACCTTAAACCGTTGCAACACTTCCTCTGGCGTACTCTGAAGCGGTCCCCAATCTTTTCCTTGATTGGTGAGCCCGTATCACATGAGTACGTGCAGGAGCGAATGGGTGCTTCACTGAAGGAGAATGAATTCTTCCTCTCTGTGGATTACTCAGACGCCACGAATCAGATCCGCTCTTGGGCTTCAGAAGCCTGTGCGAAATCTATTTCGGAGGTTGTGCATTTGGATGATGTCACTGAGGATTTATTCCTCAAGTCCCTTACGGGCCACTATCTTGTGGCTCCTGAGGACTATGACAATGCAGACGATAAATCTGCAATTCCCGGTGTTCGGCAAAAGAACGGTCAGTTGATGGGGAGTATTACTTCTTTCCCTGTCCTGTGTATCGTAAATGCGGCTTTGTGCCGCTGGGCTCTAGAGATCGGCTTCCGCCGTCACTGGTCCCTTCGCGATGTCAGGCTGTGTGTCAATGGTGATGATGGGCTTCTTAAGGCCAATCAAGCCGTTTATGACGCATGGGAGAAGATTGCCTCGTTTTATGGACTCGCACCCTCAGTGGGTAAGGTCTATTTTTCACGAGACTTCCTCAATATCAACTCTACTACATTTACCCATTCTCACGTTTATCCTTATACTCAGACAGAAGCTCGCAGTCGCGATGGCACAAAAGATGTGCTCCGACAGTGGTACTTCCGAAGAGTGGACTATGTGAATTTGGGTCTGCTTCTTGGTCTCAAACGTTCTGG